GTGGCGGGTCTTGGTGATTGGGGTATTGTAGACGGTCTTGTCTATGAAAATTGGGAAGAAAAGGCGTTCAGTGTTGATGAAGTCAAGAAGATTGCCGGGGTCAAGTCTGTATTCGGTCTTGACTTTGGTTATACAAATGACCCGTCAGCACTGTTTTGTGGTCTGATAGATCAGTCAAGCAAGACTATTTGGGTCTTTGATGAAATGTATCAGCCGGGCATGAGTAATGAAGCTATTGCCGAACAGGTTCAAAGGATGGGATATGTGAAAGAGAAGATCACAGCCGATTCAGCCGAACCAAAGAGCATTGACCGCTTGCGTGAACTTGGTCTGAAAGGAATCAGGAAAGCAAGGAAGGGCAAGGACAGCATCAACAACGGCATTGACTTCATACAGGACTATCACATTATCATTCATCCCCGTTGCGTGAATTTCATCACAGAGATCAGCAACTATCAGTGGGATAAGGATGCCAAGACGGGCAAGAAACTGAACCGCCCTATTGATGATTTCAACCACCTGATGGATGCAATGCGTTATGCGATTGAACAGATGGCAAAAGGTGATGCCTTTAGTTTTGATTAAGCAATTACCGGGTAGAATACACGGCATCAGCAACCGTTCTTTTGGACGGTAGGAAACGGTTGTCAAATGCTTACTCCGGGGCGGTTGCAACAGGTGACCGCCTATGATGCCTGTATAACTACTTTTTGAATAAAAGGAACAAATTAGTAACACATACCCTTGGAAACATAGTGTTTTCAGGGGTTTTGATTTTATTATGCAATGAAAGGGGTGAATTGAACCGTGTTCAGTTCCTTAATAAACACACTGACATTGAAGGTTTCCAACTTTATACTGGACGGTGCAAGGTCAAGGATGACTGACAAGGAATTTCTTGAAAAAGAAATTATGAAATGGAAAACGTCACCCCACCGCATCATGCAGATTAAGGGTTCACTGTACTATGACAATGAACATGATATTTTGAAGCGGAAACGTACAATGATAGGTGAGGATGGCAAGTTACAGGTTGTTGAGAACTTACCAAACAACAGGGTCATTGATAACCAATATGCAAAAATGGTCAATCAGAAAGCAAATTATCTGTTTGGTCAGCCTTTTGCAGTAAGTGGTGAGAATGACCAGTATGTTGAACTGCTGAAAAAAGTGTTTAATAAGCGGTTTATGAAAACCATAAAAAACAGCGGTAAAGCAGCATACAACGGGGGAATCTGTTGGTTATATCCGTATTATGACAATGAAGGTCATTTCACTTTCAGGTTGTTCCCCGGCTATGAGATTTTGCCGTTTTGGAAAGACAACGATCATACAATACTTGACTTTGCAGTCAGGCTTTACTTGGTGATTGGGTATGAGGGAACAACCCCAACTGTCATTGAAAAGGTTGAAGTGTATGATGTTGATGGTGTTCACAGGTTCATTCTTGACCACGGCACACTTATCCCTGATCTGACAAACAACGGTGAAGCTGACTGTTACCATGTTACCATGACGGATGCAACCGGGAAAGTGACGGGGTTCAACTGGCAGCGTGTCCCCCTGATTCCATTGAAAGCCAATGAACAGGAAACACCACTGCTGAAAAGGGTCAAGTCTTTACAGGACGGTATCAATGTGATGCTGTCCGACTTTGAAAACAATATGCAAGAAGATGCCCGGAACACTATTTTGGTATTGAAGAACTATGACGGTACTAATTTGGGTGAGTTCAGAAAGAACCTTGCAACATATGGTGCAGTAAAGGTCAGATATGATGGTGACACTAAGGGTGGGGTTGAAACCCTTGAAATCACAGTCAATGCGGATAACTATAAGGCTATTGTGGAAATCTTCAAGAAAGCCTTGATTGAGAACGCAATGGGTTATGATGCCAAGGATGACAGACTTTCCGGCAACCCTAATCAGATGAACATTCAGTCAATGTATTCTGATATTGATATTGATGCAAACGACACAGAAACAGAATATCAGGCAGCCTTTGAAGAAATCCTTTGGTTTGTGAATTGCCATTTTGCCAATACAGGACAGGGGAACTTTGAAGGTGAAGAAGTAGACATCATATTCAACCGTGACATTCTTATCAATGAATCAGAAGCCATTGATAACTGTCAGAAATCTGTTGGTATTCTTTCTGATGAAACAATTATCAGTCAGCATCCTTGGGTAGATGACCCACAGGCAGAACTTGAACGCCTGAAAAAGCAGAAGGAAGAAGAACAGAAAGAAATGCTTGCACAGTATGACCCGTTTGGTACACAGAATGATGACCCTGACAACAAAGGTGACCCAAACAAGGGAAGTCAGGGCGGTGAAGTAGATGAATAACGGTGAATACTGGCAGAAGCGTTTTGAACTGCTTGAACAGGCTGCACACCAACAGGGGGTTCAGTGCTATGCGGATATTGAAAAACAATACCGACAGGCACAGAAGCAACTTGAAGGTCAGATTGCTGCATGGTATCAGCGTTTTGCATCTAACAACGGGGTAACCCTTGCAGAAGCAAAGCGGATGTTGAACGCAAAGGAACTTGCTGAACTGAAATGGGATGTGAACCAGTACATTCAGTACGGTCAGGAAAATGCGATCAACGGCACTTGGGTCAAGCAGCTTGAAAACGCATCTGCAAGATTCCATATCAGCAGACTTGAAGCCTTGAAGTTGCAGACCCAACAGAGCATTGAAGTCATGTTTGGAAACCAACTTGACAGCATTGACAGCACAATGCGGAATGTTTACAAGTCCGGCTATTATCACACAGCCTATGAGATTCAGAAGGGTGTGGGTGTTGGTTGGGACTTTTCCGCACTGGATGACAAGCAGATCAGCAAGGTCATCAACAAGCCTTGGGCGGTTGACGGCAAGAATTTCAGTGAAAGGATATGGGGCAACCGTCAGAAGTTGGTCAATGAATTGAACAACACCTTGACACAGAACATCATCTTGGGAAAAGACCCGCAGAAAGCCATTGATGAAATTGCCCGGAAGATGAACACTTCCAAGACCAACGCCGGGCGGTTGGTAATGACAGAAGAAGCCTTTTTCAGTTCCGCAGCACAGAAGGATTGTTTTGATGAACTTGATGTTGAACAATTTGAGATTGTGGCAACACTGGATTCCCACACTTCGGATATATGCCGGGGTATGGATGGCAAGCATTTCCCTATGTCTGAATGGAAGGTTGGTGTGACTGCACCGCCGTTTCATGTTCATTGCAGAAGTACCACAGTACCATATTTTGATGATGAATTTGATGCTGTCGGTGAACGTGCTGCACGGGATGAAGAAACAGGCAAGACCTACTTTGTACCGGGCAATATGACCTATAAGGAATGGGAAAAGTCATTTGTCAACGGTGGTGATAAGTCAGGTTTGCAAGAAGCATCACCTGATGATACAATCAAAGCAAAGGAAGAAATCAAACAGGTTGCGGAAGAATTAAAGATTGACAATTTCCCGGATGTTTTCAAGGCAAAAGGTGAATTGAAAAATACACAAGCACTTGTGGACTATATAAACGGGTTGGAAGGTGCAGATGCAAATGTGGTTGCACTGTATAATAGCATGGCAAAATTGGAAACCATAGAAAACAATGGTATTCCGTTCAAAATATCACACGGTAAGAATCATGCTGTTTCAACTTCAACATATACATTGACCGGGAATTTGGCTGATGTAAAATTGACTATTCCAAAATTACAAGGTGAAAATCTTGCCGGACAGGTAAACACCACATTGCATGAAGAAATGCACCTGATGGA